ACGCCTACATCGGACGCCAACAAAGTGGCGCGGGTCGCATCGCTCTGCATCACCGCCGCCATCGCTAGGCAAAAATCTGCCGGAGTTGGTAACATCGCATTGCTTGGGCTTTGCTGTTCAAGTGCGCCAATCTGATAGCGCGATTCCCTGCGCTGTATTTCAGAATGGTCGAACTTACCCGATACCGCATTCCAAACATCACCGCGATACGGCCAGCCTACATTTACCGTCCCGACATGGTGAAACAAAATTACCGCCGCGCTGGGTACGCCCTGTTGCCGTGGCTGTTGGTTTTTCTGAACTGTCGCGGTCAATCCTCGCGCCGTAAGTCCAGCCGTCAGCGCCGATTGAAGCAATATCGCAAGCGCCGATTCTGTTGCCATTTCATCACCCGTTATTTAGTGCGCCAGTCGCGGGGCTAATGTCCACCGCAACTAAACTTTTCCATCCGTCAATCAGCAACCAGTTATTGCTTCCCATCAACTGCCATCGTCTGCCCAGCACTTCAATCACGTCACCGGACACGTCGCGGGCAAGGTCTACAGCGTCAAGATTCGGCACGTACCATGCGATATAGGATTTCTCCCAATCAAGCCCCAGCGCCTCGTATTTCTTTTTGCTGATCGCTTGTACGCTTCCGGTTGAAACTGTCACCGCCGCCGAATACGTGGTGAGCATCACGCCGCCTGCATTCGGTGTTCGGCTGGCGAACTTGAAATAACTCACCGGAGTTCTACCTAAAACACTCAGCGCCATTGCTAAAGTATTGCTGCCCGGTGTACTCATTTCGTTTCAACCATATTCGTCAAATGCGCCATCATTGCACCCGTGTCATTCAATGGCTTGGTAGAGACTCCGCTCAAATCCATATCCGGATTTTCTTTCAACTGCGCGGCGAATCGACCAATGGTCTTACCTGTTACTTTGCCACCTGCCTGCCGATACTTGCGCGCCAGAATCGTGATCGGCGAAAGTGCGGGGGTTTGTATGCTTGCGATGGTCGCCCTCACATCTCCCGCCGCGCCCGCGCTTATCATTTCCAACACATCACGCACCGACCGCTTTCCGCTCATTGCCGAGGCCATGCCGCGCCCCATCTGATCTTTCCATGCCGTCCTGCGCGCATCCATAGTCGGGCGAAAAAATGGGCGTGCGGGTAAACTTCGTTCTGGTACGCCATGCTCGTTAATCGCTGCCACGTAAGCCATCGGTGTGCCATCTGGATATTGCGCAGACGGGAAAAATCCCACCTTCGCCACCAGCTTGCAATCATCAATCGCTTTGAGCATGGCATTCTTGCCGGAGCTATTGCGAGTAACTTTGCCCATCAATAAAACTGCCCGCCAACCTTGCGGAATGCCCAAGACTCAGGCCGTCCGCCTATCGCCCAACCACCAGCCGATTGCACTTTCAGCAATGCCAAAAGCTGCAAGCCATACGGCGAAGAAGAGATCCACCATTCCCAGCTTGTCTTCGCCGGAGGAGGTTCCAAACTTACCGAAACATCCGCCACGCTCGAACCGCTAATCACCACGTTCGTCTGACCCGCAATGATGAGGCTGTAGCTGTACAGTAAATGGCACAGCAACAACTGCAACACAAAATCCAACTGCGTGCCGCTCAAGCCGTCATACGAATCATTCTGGCTGATGTACGATCCGGCATTCGCATACTGCAAGTTCAGCAAAGCGTCCGGGTAAGTTGTCGAATTCGAGAACGCAGGGAATGCCGCTCTGAAAGTCGCAATGTTCAGGACGCTATGCGATGCCATACATTACTTCTTTGGCTTGGCTGTTTTTTCGTCAGCGGCCACGTAATCAGCCGGAGTAATCGGGGCGGACGGGTCGGCCTTGTCGCTCATGTCAGCAACAACCTTTTCCACGTCCACTTTCTTTTTCTCGACCGTGATAAAGCCATTTTTCTTGAACTGCACGAAAAGCTCATGCGCATTCAGGAATTCCATTTCCTCATCAGTCACGGTGGTGACTACGCCGTTCGGGGTGATCAGATTCTTATTGGCAACGCCTGCGCCGCCGTGAATCGTGATCTTGCCCGTCTTCACTGGCATATCAGCGCCGCCCTTTTCAAAGCGGTTAAAGTCAACCGCCGAGGACATTTTCGAGTAAACGTAAAATTCAGACATTTTCTTAAATCCCCGTGATGCGATAGACAGCGAAAGGACGCTTGCACATGATGCCTGCTGTAGCGTTGGCATAGTCTTCCACGTAGCTCTTAGAACGCTTTTCAACGCCGAGGGCTTGGAACTTGGAAGGCACAACCTGAATGAATGTCTTGCCACCATCAGAACCGCCATCGTCAATAGAATCAGCGAAGAAGTAGGCCACGTTCGCGGTCGCATTCGCTCCGGTCAATTCAGGTGCAGACACGATTGTGATGTTCGGGTAGTTTTCCTGAATCCATTGACGCACCGAAATGTTGCCGTATACGGCGGTCACGGTCAGGTATTGGTATACCTCGTTCGCCACGGCCATAGTGATCGGAGTCTTTTGAACGTCGATCAGGTCATAGGTCTGAACTTGCAGACCAGCCATCGCGGTGCGGATGTCGGTCAGAATTTCGAGGAATGTTTTTTGCGACCACTTGTAACCATCAACGCCAGTGGCAACGGTTTGATATGCCGGGAGTGACACATCGTTTAGGAAGCCATAAGTCAGGCCGGAGCCATCATTGTAGCCATAGAAACCCACGCGGTTGCGCTGGATGTCCAAAGCAATGGCAGCACCAGAACGCTTTTCAGCGGCAGAGGCAATGCGAATGCGGGCAGAACGGGCTTCTTCCAAAACGCCAACCGACATGCCTTGCTCAAAGCGAACAACGGTGCGGGTGTTGTAGTTGGTATTCCAGCTTGACAGAGGCACATTGCCGTAGTCGCTGTAAGGTTGTGCCGTGCCAGAAGGTTCCAGAATACCCTGAACGATTTGCTCATCTTCCCACGAGCCCACCGTCATAATGCCGACAATTTCGTCGATCTTACGAGCGGCGGTCATCACGCGCACGAAACCTGGCAACCAGTTTTGCAGGAACTGCACCGGAGTGGTGATAGATGCAGATGTCAGGTTTGCGAACGGTGCGGGGGTCAGACCTACATCATTGCCCGCGTCCATCGCGCCCAATCCGTCCATCATCTGCCCGACGATTGAGCCGGGAATATGAATACCGATTTGAGCGAGTGCGCCGAAATTCTGCACATCTTCGGGAGTGAGTTTCAACGAGCGCACATTGCGCGCATCAATACTCGAATGAACTACAGAAGCTTTTGCCATGATACGGTCTCCTTAATTGGTAAAGCGGGCAAGTGCGAGACCGCCTGCGGCTGTTTGAGGGAATTTGTCGATTACGGCATTAGGCACAATCGCATAACCTGACGGGGCTTGGTTTGGAGTTGCACCATCAGTGAATGCAGAAACTGCCACAACCACGTTCGTGTTGTAGGTTCCTGTGCTGCCCGGTGTGCCGGAGATTTGTCCGGTAATCATCGTGCCAGCGGCAACGCCTGTACCCGTCAGCGGAACCCCTGTATCGATATACCCGCCAGCAGTCAGCGCGGTAACGGTCAAGATGCCGGAAGTGGTCGCAATCGAACCGGAGATAACCGTTTGCGGCTTGATCGTCGAAATTGCGCCCGTTGTCAGATTGTAGGTCAGCAAGTCGCCGATGCTGCAAGCGGCTGGAACCGAGACAACCACATAACCAGTGAGCAGGAATTCTGCCTCTACATCGTTCGGCAGGGTCAGCGTTGCAGCCAATGGGCCACCCGCTACAGTGCCGAAAGATGCGTAAAGCTTCGGATTAGCCAACAGGCCATAGAACACATTGCCAGAGCCGGGGGCAATTGAACCGCCAGCTACTACAGCACCACCAGCGGCGGGCTGTGTAAAGATTGTCGCGCCGACAATGTTATAAGCTGCGGATGCGGAACCGAGGAAGCCCGGTTGAGCGCGTGTGGGGCCGTCGAATTTGATCTCGCCGGGAATGCCGAATGCGAAGTCATATCGCACTGTAGATTGAAAACCCATGTCAGTGTCTCCTAGTTAGATTATTTGGATGCGTCGCCATTGACATGGCGATTGATGAAATCGGCGTTTGCCTCTTTACCGTCCATCGCCGTGCCGCTTACTGCGCGCGGTGCGCTGCGATTGGTCAGATAACCAGCAAGGAACGCGGCCTCTTGACCTTTGGGAGCATTCAGCTTGAGGTGCTTGCAGCCGTAAGCCTGAACTTCCGGCAGTGTCATTTCGCTGGCATCGAACACGCCAATGAAGTGAGACAAGTCACCAGCGAGGCGGTCACGTTGCGCGAACGATACGGCCAATTCTTTGGCATCCATCGCATGAGGTTGATCTTTCAAAGCTGCGGCAATGCCGTCAGCAATCATTTTCTTGATTTCTTTCGCGTCCATTGCTTCGCCTTTCTTGTCATCGTCTTTTTTGGATTCGTCCGCATCTTTAGCGGCTTTTTCCTCTTCGGCCTTTTTCGCTTCGTCAGCGTCTTTGACCTCCTTTTGCTTCAATTCTTCTGCGGCTTTTTCTTCCGCATCTTTTGCCACGGCTTCCAGAGGATCTGCAGCACCCGCTGTTTCATCCTCGGCCATACCGGGCATATTCATTGTGGCGTGCATCTCGCTCAATTGCTTGATGATCGGTGCGGCCTTTGCCAGCAACTCTTGCAGTTGACCGATTTCAGTCTTTTCTTCTGCCTCATGCGCATTCTCTTCGGCATCCTTGGCATAAGTCAACATTTCATTGAACACTTTGCGCAGCTTCGTGGTTTTTTTCAACATTACAAATTCCTTTCCGTCAATTGTGAAATTTAGACCATCCATCACTGCGATGTCCGGCCCCATGCGCCCATCATCTACTGAGGCCACATGGTTGCCCCTTATTTGCCGCTGGATGTATTGGTAGGGTTGACCCTTCCACACACCCGGCGAGTATTCGTACTTGCAGCCGTACCCCAAGCTCAACTCTACTTTGCCAGAGTTGACTCGCTCGGCATGCTCTGCGCTGAAAACCTTGATATTGCCCTTGAGGATTTCATCGGCATCATCAAAGAAAACCTGCTCCCCGATTACGCCTTCGATGCCCTTTTCCTCTGCCGCCATTCGCCCCGATGCTGGATCACCCAACATGCGCGAAGGGTGGTTGTCAGTCCACGGCAACAGCTTGAAAGATTCGATGCATTCAGGATCGCTCAATTCTTCTGCGGGTCTGTATACCGCGAATAATTCGTTAGGGTCAAGAGTTTTTGAGATGAATTTGCCGGAGTACATGAATACTCCGACTTTGGAAAGGGGATTTTCTTTGACCTCGAACCATCCATTGCAGTCAAGGACGCGGGAGCTTTCGGCTTGGTCTTTTCCGGCTTTAGGGTAGGCTGATGCTTGTGGCATGGCGCGGGCATTTGGTTAGATGCCGTGCATAGTAATTTAGGGGAGTTTGAAAATGCAAGATAATTTAGGACATAAAATAATTGCATCACGGGGGTGCTCTCCCTGTTCCCAACCGCTTCCGGTCGTTAGTTCTTTAAATTAAAGAACTCCGTGATGCGCCTATTTGATTCGTGGGTGAATCACTCCCAGTGGGTGCTACTATTTCCCATCCACCGATTAGGACTTCAATTATAACTCAATCCTCAAATGAAACGATAGGCCGCATAGTGCAGCGGCACGCAACGAGATAACCGGGCTTTCCGCGAACTTGTGGCGTTTTTCCTTTTGCCAATTGGATGATCGGATCATCGTCAAGTCTGAATATCTTACCATCAAGCACGTCTCTATGATAGCTGCGCGGCTTATTGCTTCCGTGTGAATGAATCCATTCATACTCCTTCATTCCTAACGCTTCCATTCGCCCAGTGTTGATTCCGTTGTAGCACTTTCGCACCTGATCCAGTGCCGTGTTAGTCGCCCAA